AAACACTAAGAAAAATGATCCTCGATGATCATATGCCAGCACAAAAAACTATCTATCGATGGCTTGAAAGTAACGAAAGCTTTAGACAGCAATACACGCAAGCGCGAGTCAAGCAAGCAGACTATTACGCCGAGATGATTGTTGACGAAGCATTCGATTCGCATGACGCAAGCATTGGTCGTCTACGCATGGACGCTCTTAAGTGGGCTGCATCTAAAATCGCTCCAAAGAAGTATGGCGACAAGATCGAGCTTGAGTCCAACAACAACCAGAACCTGACATTATCATTCAACATCCCATCCCGTGGCAGTGACGTGGAAGTTATCGAAATGGAGAACACTGAGACACTTACGCTGGAACAGGGCGAGAAGTGATCCATTATCTATTATCTACCTTATATGAAGTTATCAACTGAAACTACCGCGGAAACACTTGCTGGCAAACCATATACAATGGAAATTGAAGACGAGATTGACAACCTCAAATCTACCATTAAGGCACTTCGTCGCAATGCTACAGAGGACAATTGCTACATTTTGTCACTGGAGGAGGCTATCTACGATGCCAAGGTTGCCTTCCACATTGGATCATCGTCTTCAGATATGTATAACGCGCTAACTCGCACTGAGGTTAAACCTAAAAAAAAAATTACGTCCAGATGGGATCATTCAACCAAACCTTCAAAGTTCATCGTCTGCGAAGATGGCAAGGAGGTGTATCGCGGTAACTACGTTGATGGAGAAAAACTAATAAACAAATAACATGAGATTCCACATATTAGGATTACCACATACAGTTACCAGCAAAGAGTTTAACGCTTGTGCTTACACGCAAAAGGTTGTAAAGTTTGGCAAGATGATGACCAACCGGGGTCATGAAGTTATCCACTACGGGCATGAAGACTCTGATTTGATCTGCACGGAACACGTTAGCGTTCTGACCAACGATGACTTTGCTAAGAGCTATGGCTCGCATGACTGGCGCAAGACGTTTTTCAAGTTCAACACGAACGACCATGCCTACCAGACGTTCTATGCCAATGCCATTCGGGAGGTAGGTTTTCGAAAGGAAAAGAACGACTTTATTCTTCCATTTTGGGGGTCTGGAGTTCGTCCGATATGTGACGCTCACAATGACTTAATCGTTGTAGAACCGGGGATAGGTTACGCAGGAGGTCACTGGGCGCGTTGGAAGGTGTTTGAATCATATGCCATCTACCATGCGTATTATGGCATATCTGCCGTCGGTTCATGCAGGCAGGACTGGTATAATGTCGTCATACCAAACTATTTCGATGCCGACGATTTCGTCTTCAACAGCGACAAGGAAGACTACTTCCTCTACCTCGGCAGGGTCTACAGCGGAAAGGGCGTTGATGTCGCCATACAGGCTACTGAGCGTGCAGGAGTCAAGTTGGTCATCGCTGGTCAGAAGGAGGGAGGCTACAAGCTGCCAGATCATGTGGAGTATGTGGGCTACGCAGATGTTCCTACACGCAAAAAGCTCATGGCTAATGCCAAGGCGAGCTTCCTTCCATCGATGTATGTTGAGCCGTTCGGTGGCGTTCAGATTGAGAACCTGTTGAGCGGAACACCAACCATCACCACCGATTGGGGATCATTCGCGGAGAACAACCTGCATGGCATTACGGGCTATCGATGCCGCACCATGGGTGATTTTGTTGATGCGGTCACAAATATCGACCAGATCAACCCGTATGACTGCCGCAAGTTTGGCGAGAACTTCACACTGGATCGTGTAGCACCAATGTATGAGAAGTATTTTCAAGACGTTCTCGATGTCTACGAAAGCAATGGATGGTATGCAGATGGCAACGGAATCGACGCAATGACGAGGTTTTATCCAAGCGTTATATGAGCGACTACACATTTGAATCGCAATACTGGGGGGACTGCTGCAATACCTTTGACGAGGATCAGAAGCATTACGTCTACGCTCGATACATGGGCTTAAAACGTGTTGGCTACTCGTTTGACGTAGCAGGCGCAAGGATCATTGACATTGGTGGTGGGCCTACATCCATGCTGTTAAAAACGATTAACCTTGCGCCTCGTTCACTGGTTGTCGATCCGTTGCATTATCCAGAATGGACATACGACAGGTATTCCGCGAAGGGCATTGATTCGTTGGTTGTGCGTGGTGAAGACATCTATGAAGAAGGATACGATGAGTGCTGGATTTACAACTGCCTCCAACACACAGACGACCCTGAGCGTATCATAGATAACGCATTAAACGCAGCAAAAACAATACGCTTGTTTGAATGGGTCGACGTGCCTCCGCATGACGGACATCCAATTGAGTTGACAAAGGAGAAGCTTGACCAATGGATCGGCAAGGAAGGTCAGACGATTCAGCTTGCAGAGTCAGGATGTTTTGGTAAAGCATACTTCAACACATACACACATGAGTAATACAACACCATACCAGCAGTTCGTAAATTCAATCGTCAAGCCCGGAGCGGAGATCGTCCGGCAGTTAACACCAACGCAGGCGCATTTGCTCCACATGGCGGCTGGAGTGTCAGGCGAGGCAGGCGAGTTGCTTGATGCAGTTAAGAAGCATTGCGTCTACCAGCAGCAGATTGATCTTGACAATATCAAGGAGGAAGCTGGCGACATCTTGTTTTATTTGACTGGACTTCTGAACGAACTTGATATGTCGCTTGAAGAGTGCATTAACGCCAATACTGCTAAGTTAAGCAAACGTTATGCGAGCGGCAGCTACAGCAACGAAGCGGCGATTGCGAGGGCAGACAAGGTTGAGGAAGTCAAGGAAGAAAAAACAATTCCGTTCATCGAGGATGATTTTGATGATGTGAAGATCGAGCGTGTTTGCAACCTTGACGACGAAACTTGCGAGTCCTGCCAATGAGTGACTGGGATCAATATGCACTTGGCATTGCCGAGGTGGTAGCGAAGAAGAGCAAAGACCCGTGGAGGCAAGTTGGTGCGGTGTTGTTGCGGCATGACAACACGATTGCAGCTTGTGGCTACAATGGTTTTCCAGCGCACATGACAGAAGATTGGAGTGATCGTGAGCGAAGGAGAAAATATGTTGTCCATGCGGAGCAGAACGCATTGCGCCATGTCAAGCCGAACGAGTGTCGATTGGTTGCGACTACGACACTGCCGTGCAATAATTGTTTAAAATCGCTTGCTTCGTATGGCATCAGGCGTATCGTCTACAGAGAAACATATGCAACGGATGAATCGACAATTCTTCTCGCGGCAGATTTCGGAATAGAACTAATAAATATATGACCAAACAACAATTGTGGTCTAAATATGTTGACAAGAACCCATCATTTGATGGCAATGAAAACATTACAATGTCTGCAAATGGTTTGCGTAAATTGTTTAATCAAACTTGGGACGTTGCGTTTGAGTCTGGATTTAGGCAAGAATTTGAAGACGATTTAGAAGAAGACGAGTATCCAGAGCCGATTAAACATAGTGCATCTGCAATGAATATCTTCGATACTATCTTCGGAAAACGATGAATTCACTTGAACAATACCTTGAATACAAGAAAATTGATCCTGTTAAAGCGATGAACGCCTTGCAGGAACACAGGATAATCAGCGACAATTGCATTGATGCAAAAGACGTTTGCGAGAGTGGAGCGGCTATAACTTGGTTAGAACAAAATATTTATAAACTATGAGTGGTGGACATTTTGATTACATTCAATACAAGCTGGAAGATATCTCAAAAGAGATTGAGAACATTATTGATGAAAACAAATCTAATGAACTTAATGAATATGGTGAGAAAATTGGAAAAAATTTCTCTGAAGAAACAATTGATGAGTTTGTAAATGCAATTGTATTTTTAAAGCTTTGCGAAATTTATATTCACAGGATTGATTACTTGTTGAGTGGCGATGACGGGGAAGATTCGTTTCATGCAAGATTGAGACAAGACATTGATAGGGATGATTGATATGGAGGTTAAAGTTAATATGACAAGATTAGAAGCGCAGCGGAAATCTAATGACGATTATATGTCTGGCAAAATCACCAAAGAAGAATGGAGTAAACAATTCGATGAATTGTCAAACATCCGTATTTGGTTAGCGAAAGGAAAAATTGAAAATGGAAGCTAAAGCAACACTTGAATTTAACCTGCCAGAGCAAGAGCATGATTTTAAATATGCTTGTGCTGGAATTGATGCTTTATTGGCAATTAACGACTTAGATCAAGAATTAAGATCAGCAATGAAATATGAAGGTGGTGAATTGTCGCATTATATTGATGCTGCTGATGGTTTAGAAAAAAAATGCTGTTACGAAACATTGGATTTAGTTCGTCAAAAATTGTGGGAAATCCACAATAAGTATAAACTTCCAGACTTGATTTGAATTCA